CGGATATCGGGTGAGATATCGTGACGTCGATATTGAATAAGGGCCGTGGGTCGGAATTAGGGGAGCGGCGTGGCGCTAAAGACCAGATGGCCGATAAGCGGTCGCCGCCGTGGCGATTCTGGAAGGGATATAGCCGCGCCGCTCGCGCTATTCGCTTCATCGAGACGTATTGTCGGGTGCCGTCGGGTATTAATGCCGGCGAGTTGATTCATCTGGCCCGGTTCCAGCGCGAGACGCTCGAGGAGCTCCTCGCCGACGGGGTGCGGACCGGGGCGTTGCAGATCCCGAGGGGCAACGCCAAGTCGACGCTGTCCGCGGCCGTCGGGTTGTGGGCGTTGTGCGACCATCCGGACTCGCCGCAGGTTCCGCTGGTCGCGTTCAACTCGCTGCAGGCGCAGCGGACGCTGTTCCGCCCGGTGCGTTCGATGATCCGCGCCCACCCGGACCTGTCCGAGCGCGTCGTCGTCTACTCGGCGAGCGGCGACCGGCGCGCCTGGTCGGCGTGGAACGACGGCGAGCTGCTCCCGTTGCCGGCTGACGAGTCCCGGTTGCAGGGGCTGAACCCGACGGTCGCGTTGATCGACGAGGCCCAGGAGCTCGAGCCGTCGGTGCTGTCGGCGATCCTGCAGGGCGCCGGCAAACGACCGGAGTCGCTGGTGCTGGCGATCGGCACGCCGAAGCCGGGCGGCCAGGACTCGGCGTTGTACACGCTGCGCGAGCAGGCCCAGCGCGGGGCGAAGGTCGCGTGGGTCGAGTACGGCGCCCCGGCCGGCTGCGACCTCGACGACGTCCAGGCGTGGCTGAAGGCGAACCCGGCGATCGCCGCCGGGATGCTCCACGTCGACGTGCTCGACTCCGAGCTCGCGCTGGTCACCGAGGCCCAGTTCCGCTGCTACCGGCTCGGCCAGTGGATCGACACCGTCGTCGCCGACTGGCTGCCGTCGGGGGCGTGGGAGCACTGCCCACGCGTCGGTGTCCCACCCGACGGCACCGAGGTCGTCCTCGCGCTCGCCGGGTCGTGGACGTCGAGCTCGGTGGCGCTCGTCGGCGCGACCGGCGACGGCGCCCTGTTCGTCGCCTGGGCCGACGACGCGGCAACCGACGACCAGCTGCTCGCGGTGATCGCCGCCGCGTCGGCGCGCTGGAAGGTGCTCGAGGTGTGCGTCGCCCCGCGCACCCGCCCGAACCTCGTCGCCGCGCTGGCCGACGACGCCGTCCCGGTCGAGGTGTGGCCGAACAAGCTCGACCTGGAGGTCGCCTCGGCGACCGAGTGGCGGCGGGCGATCATCGAAGGACGGGTCGCCCACGACCACCACCCGCTGCTCGCCGCCCACGTCGCCGCCAGCGTCGCCCGGTCGACACCGGACGGTTCGCTGCGCCTCGCCGCACCCGACGACGACCGCCCCGTCGACGCGGCACGTGCGGCGCGGATGGCGTGGTGGCGCTCACTCGACGTCGGCGCCCGCCTCGAAGCACCGGGCGTCTTCTGAGGCGGCGTGATCTTGCGAGTAAGGATTGGGCTGTGATCGCACACAAGATGGGCGAATGTGTGGCCTGCGGGCGTCGGCTGTCCAACGATGTGGATGCGCCCAACGTGGCGCACTGGACCGAGGATCGAACGGGCTGGGGCGGGCGGCTGCCGTACTGCGGCGACAGTCCAGATTGTCAGCGTGACGCCGAGCGCATGGTGGCGGAGTGATCTTCGGAGACCATCTCGTTGCAAAAGCAACGACTTGTGAGACACTTCTGCTATGGGTCGTCTCGCGCTCGCGTTGAGATCGCTGCGCGGCAACATCCTGACGGCGACCGACGGGCGCGACGTGCTGCACAACTCCCCGGACGGCTGGGAGGTCGAGCAGCCGTGGCTGTGGTGGATGGGCCCCGCCGGCGGAAACGGCACCGGCGGCCCGTGGGGTAACCCGATCCCCGGGGCGAACAGCTACGCCGGCTATGCGGGCATCCCCGCGGTGGCGAGGGCCACCGGGCTGATCGTCGACACGATCGGGACGCTGCCGTGGCACGTCTACCGCAACGACACCGAGCGCCTGCCGACACCGACGTGGATCTCCGACCCGCAGGCGTTGCGCCTCGACGGTCGGGTCGTCGACAGCGCCGCGGTGATCGACACCCGCCTGTCCCGCGCCGACTTCTGGGTCGATTGGATCCGCTCGGCGTTGTGGTGGGGCGACGGGTTCGTGTACGCCCCGGTGCGCGACGCCGCCGGGGCGCCGAAGCCGCCGCTGTGGTTGCTGCACCCCGAGGACGTCAAGATCGACGAGGGCGCCTACTGGGTCGGCGACGTCCGGGTCCCGTCGACGAAGCTGATCCACCTGCGCGGCCAGACCCCGATCGTCAACGGCCGCGGTACCGGCGTCCTCAACCGGTTCGCGTCGGACCTGGCGATGTCGCAGTCGCTGCGCTCGTACATGTCAGGCGCGTTCTCGGCCGGGGTGCCCGCCGGCTACCTGAAGACGTCGACGCCGAACATCTCCCAGGAGCAGGCCGACGCGCTCAAGGCGCGGTGGATGACCCAGCATGGCGGTGATCGCCGCACGATCGCCGTGCTCAACGCGACCACCGAGTTCCACCCGTTGACGTGGACACCGGTCGACACCGAGGCCGCCGAGTTCGCCCGCCTGACCCTGACGCAGATCGCTCTGATGTTCGGGCTGCCGGTGAACATGCTCGGCGGCCCGACCGGCGACAGCCTCACCTACTCGACGACCGAGATGCGGATGCTCGAGCTGTACCAGTTGACCCTGTTGCCGTGGATCGCCCGCATCGAGGCCGTGCTCGACGCCCAGCTGCCCGGCGGGACCGACAGCCGCATCGAGATCGACGGGCTGCTGCGCGCCGACACGAAGACCCGCTTCGAGACCTACGCCATCGCCCTCGACAAGGGCATTCTGACCGTCGACGAGGTCCGCGCCTTCGAGAACCGCCCACCGATGCATGGAGCACTAGTCCTATGACCGACATCATCCGTGCCACCTTCACCGGGCTCGAGCTGCGCGTCCCCGACGTGTCCGAGCGGATCGTCGAAGGGATCGTCGTCCCGTGGAACGAGGTCACGTTCCTGACCGCCGACCCCCGCGGTGAACGGTTCCGCTCAGGCTCGCTGACGCGCACGATCAAAGAGCGCGGCGACCGGGTCAAACTGTTCCGCAACCACGACCACGACCAGGCCGTCGGCCGGGCAGTGCAGTGGAAGGCAACCCACGAGGGCGGCTGCTGGGCGCAGTTCCGCATCGCTGCCACCGTGGCCGGCGACGAGGTGCTCGCCGAGGTCCGTGAGGGGATGCTCGACGCGTTCTCCGTCGGGTTCCTCCCCAAGCGCGAGACCCGCGGCGCCGACGGGGCCCGCGAGATCATCGAAGCCCAACTCCACGAGGTGTCCCTGTGCCCGATCGGCGCCTACGACGGGGCGAGGGTGCTGGCGATGCGTTCGAGCGGCTCACACGGCCACACAGGGGCCCCACAGGCGACGATCCCACCGATGCCCGAGGTCGACCTGTCGCCGCTGGTGCTCCCGATGCGCTGGAGGGGCTGACGTGCAACAGCCCGGCGTTCTCGACCTGCTGTGGTACCGCGGCGACACGTACCGCTTCCAAGCGCGCCTGTGGGAGAACTCCGCCGGCGGGGTGCCGACCGATCTCACCGGGGCGACGGCGGCCGCCGAGATCCGCGAGAAGTTCGCTGGCGTCCACGTCGTCGAGATGACCTGCACCGTCACCCCGCCGAACATCGTCGACGTGCTGATGACACCGGCGATGTGGCCCGACTGCCCGTCGAAGGGCGTGTGGGATCTGCAGTTGACGATGCCGTCGGGTGAGGTCCGCACGGTCCTCGCCGGCGAGTTCACCTCGACCGGCGACGTCACCGACTCACTGCCCGCGCCGCCGGCGACGGTCCGCGCTCTCGACCGGGCGATCTGATGACCACCCCCGACCTGATCATCGTCGACCGAGCCGGCGACATCGACGTGATCGAGGTCGTCGGCGGCGGCGGGCCGGTCGACGTGATCGAGGTCGTCGGCGAGGCAGGTCCACCAGGGCCGCCAGGCCCGACGGGGCCGGCGTCGACGGTTCCCGGCCCATCAGGTCCGACGGGGCCGGCCGGTACGCCCGGCGTCGGCGTCCCGCCCGGTGGCGCCGCCGGGCACGTGCTGACCAAGACGACGACCGCCGACTACGCCACCGGGTGGACGGCGCCGGCGGCCGGTGGCGGCGCGATGTGGGTGTTCGGCGCCCGCGACACAACCATCGACATCGGCGCGAACATGCACGCGGCCGCCCCCGAGGGGTGGGCGACGTTCCCGCCCGATTACCTCATCTTTTCCCAGTTCGTCGTGCCGTTCACTGGGACCATCAGTCAGGGAATCGCCGAGGTGCAGAGCGGCGTCGCGCAGAGCTTCCGGTTCGGGC